CGATAAGGTCAAAGATGTGTTTGAAACTCTATGTGAATCTGTTTTAACTGATTCTGCAAAGAATGCAGCACCAGAAAGCCTAACAGAAGCGCTAAAAGTAAGAACACTTGTGGCTCGCCCAACTAAAAAGAAAACAATAAGCGAGTCAAGCGACGTTCTTCGTATGAAGAAACTAGCAGGCATACTTTAATTCTATAAAATTATAAAGGAGAAATAGAAAATGTCAGTTTTAAAGACACTAACAGAGGGCATTGAGCCCCGTGACCTTTATAAGGAGTCGTCCGCTCTACTTCAAAAGTGGGAGCGAACTGGTCTTCTTGAGGGTCTAAATTCAGACGATCACCGTACTCAAATGGCTCGTCTTCTTGAGAACCAAGCCAAGGAGCTTCTTCGTGAGTCATCCGCAATGGCAGCCGGCGATGTTGAGGGTTTTGCAGCAGTTGCATTCCCCCTTGTTCGTCGAGTATTCGCTTCATTAGTTGCGCAGGACCTTGTTTCTGTTCAGCCAATGTCACTTCCATCAGGTCTAATCTTCTTCCTAGACTTTACCTTCTCAAACGAGACAGGTACTCGTCTTGGTAATGTCGGTGGCACCTCAATTTATGGCCAAGGCCGAGTTGCTTCAGAGATCACTGGCGGTGTAATCCTTACCGGTGCTAATGCTGAGGTTGGCCCTTACGCACTTAACAACGGCTTTGCTTCACCAACCGCTTCTATCACCGTTGCAACAACACTTGTTGCTTCAGGCTCTGTGACAGAAGGCGGCGGCCTTGTATTTGATGGCAATACAGCAGGATACGATCTACAGAAGCTTCTTCGCTTCGATCCCGATCTAACTTCAGGCTCAGCTTTCGCTGCAGCTACAATCCCACTTGCCACTCTAACAGCCGGTCAGTTCAACGAAGATGATTTTGTCGCCCTAACCCTCACCAGCCTTGGTAATGGCCGTCAAGTTCGACGCCTTACCGGCTTCGATCCAACAAACTCAGCAAATGTTCTTGTTGTTGTTGAAGCCTCGGGTTCAGAAACAGCAACAACCCTTGCAACAGCGCTTAACGCTGTTACAGCATGCACTGCTCCAATCGACGACGACTTCATTGGCGGTGGCGCACTTGGTTCAGTTGTTGGTGATTCATCTTGGGGTCTTGAGAATGAGGCAGACATCCCAGAGATCGACATCAAGGTCGATTCAATCTCTGTCACAGCAATGACCAAGAAGCTTAAGGCTAAGTGGACACCAGAGCTCGGCCAAGACCTTAACGCATACCACAACATGGATGCAGAGGTTGAGCTTACATCAATCCTTTCAGAGCAAGTTGCTCTTGAGATTGACCGTGAAATCCTTGAGGACCTTGTTAAGGGTGCGACCGCTGGTACTTTCTACTGGTCACGTCGACCAGGCAGATTCCTAAACCGTGAGACCGGCGCTGATATTGGCGGCGGAACCGCAAACGAGTCACTCCTCGGTGCAGACTTCACCGGTAATGTTTCCGAGTGGTACGAGACACTCATTGAGACAATCAATGACATCTCCGCTCAGATTCACCGCAAGACACTTCGTGGCGGCGCCAACTTTATTGTTGTCTCACCAGAAATGGCTAACTTCCTTGAGTTCACCTCCGGCTTCCGTGCTTCTGTAACTCACGACGACGATCGTGGCACAGTTGGCGCTGTAAAGGTTGGTTCAATCTCCAAGAAGTTTGACGTATACGTCGACCCATACTTCCTACGCAATGTCGTACTAGTTGGTCGTCGAGGCGCTTCCTTCCTTGAGTCTGGCTACGTATACGCTCCATACGTACCACTCCAGGTCACACCAACAATCTTCGGCGTTGAGGACTTCGTACCTCGTAAGGGTGTCATGACACGCTACGCTAAGAAGATGGTTCGTCCCGATATGTACGGACTTGTAGTCTGCAAAGACTTCCTTGGCTAATCTAACTTAAGTTAGATATTAAACCCCTCGGCATTATTGTCGGGGGGTTTTCTTTTGCCGAGAACTATTTAAGATAGATTACTTAAAAAGGAGACCAAAAGAATGGCTTTGCCTGTTTTGACCCCCATTTCACAAACCTCGGCTGTAATATTGCCCCAGACAGGAACAGCAACTGATGTTGCAGGAACCCTACCTTACGGTATATACTCCACATCAGACTCTTTCTTAACAGGAGCAGCAGACCAAGTTGCTTATACGTATAAAATGCTTGGCGGTGATGTTTTAGATATTGAACTTACTGCTGGCAATGTTTATGCGGCCTATGAGGACGCTTGTGTTGAATATTCTTATTTGGTTAATCTTCACCAAAGCAAAAACTCACTTACTGATCTTCTTGGATCCGCAACAGGGTCTTTTGACTCGGATGGAACAATTATTGGCGGAGACGCATCAGGATCTTCGGCCGCAACAAAGTTTACTCGCTTTTCCTTTGAATATTCAAGAAGAGTTGGAGATGCAATTGGTACAGAAGTTCGTGTTGGTGGCCTTGTCACCATTTACTCTGCTTCGATTGACGTTGAGGTTAAGAAGCAAGACTATGATCTAGAAGAGATCTTAAGAAACGATCCTGTTCACTCTGGTACTGTTGGAACAGATAATAGAATAATGGTTCGCAAAGTATATTATAAAACACCACAAGCAATGTGGAGATTTTATGGTTATTATGGCGGATTGAATACAGTTGGCAACTTGGCTAGCTATGGCCAGTATGCTGATGATTCAACATTTGAAGTTATTCCAGTCTGGCAAAACAAAGCCCAGGCTATGGCTTTTGAGGACAACATCTATACAAGGACAAGTGGGTTCTCTTATCAATTAAGAAACAACAAACTAAGGATCTTCCCTGCCCCTTCTATTGTTCAGCCAAAGAAAATGTGGATTGAATACTCTGTTGACGAGTCTCCTTTATCATCCTCAGTTGGCTATGTGCAAAAACAAATAAATGGCGTTAATAATATGAACACCCTGCCATTTGAAAACATTCCATTTGAAAATGTTAACTCAATCGGTAAGCACTGGATTCGACGCTATGCTCTCGCTGTCTCAAAAGGGCAGTTGGGTGAAGTTCGTTCTAAATTTGCCACTGTGCCCATTCCTGGCGAGTCTGTGACGCTTAACGGCACTGCCCTTAAGGACGAGTCCAAGACAGAAAAGCAAGCCCTTAGAGACGAACTGAAGGCCATTATGGACGAATTGACTTACACCAAACTTGCACAAGATGATCAAGCCAAGATAACTGCCGTGGTCGAGACCTTTAAATCAATTCCAATGGCCATTTATACAGGCCCACAAGGTAGTTCATAATGTCTGACGAGTGGAGCCGCCCAGCAAGCCCGCCACCACCTCTTTTCTTTAATGAAAAAGAGCGAGATCTTGTAAAACAAGTAAATGATGAACTTATTGAAAGAGTTATTGGGCAAACTGTTGCTTATTATCCTCTATCTCTTGAACACACAAACTATCACCCTCTTTACGGAGAGGCAATACAAAAAACATTCCTACCACCCGTAAGAGTTCACGCCCTTGTAAAGTTTGATGGGATCCAAACAGAAACTTCAAATTACGGTTTAGATAAAACTGCTTCTATTGTTGTTAATTTTCATAAAAGAAGATTAACTGAAGATCAAGATCTCTATGTTAGAGAAGGCGATTTTGTTCTATACGACACAATACTTTATGAAATAACAACCTTAATGGAGCCCAGGCTATTGTTTGGTCAAGCAGATAAAAGATTTGAGATCTCTGCTAAGTGTCTAAGATCTAGAGAAGGATTATTCGATGGACAATAAAGAACAAGAAAATATAATTGAAATTCCTTTTGAGCCCTCCACATTGGAGAACATTGATGAAGCAGTTTTTAACTTTGTTAATGAGGATCTGAATGTAAGCACAAGAACAAATAAAGGCTTTAATAAAGTGCCTGTATTCTGGCAGGGGTCGGAGCGTGCTTGGTATACAAAGAGAAATCCAAGGCCAAACGATGTTCTTAACTTCCCAGTAATAACAGTTGCAAGAACTGGGCTATCAAAAGATACCTCTAAAAAAGGTATTTTTCAAGCAAATGTCCCACCTGACTCAAATGGTGCTTCAATACAGATTGCAAAAAGAATAATGCAAAGCAAAACAGGTGATTTTTCAAATGCTTTTGCAAAGCAGAAGACCGGTCGCTCTACGCAGAGCAGAAGAAATAAAAAAACTAAAACAGTCTATGATTTTATTGGCATTCCTCAAGTGGTGCACATTAATCCAGTTTATGAAGTAATCCTTACCTCTTTGTATACACAACAAATGAATGAAATGCTTCAACCTTTCATGGTGCGAACAGGAAACTTCAATTACAAGGTTATTGAAAACAATTTTCACCGCTATGAGTTGTTTATGGACTCAAGCTACAACATCTCAGATAACTCAGCAAACTTAGGTGAAGAGCAAAGAAAACTAGAAGCAAAAATAACATTTAATTTAATTGGTTATTTATTTGGCCAATACGTAAATGAAGAAAAGCCAAAAATTATTATTAGAGAAAGTATTGTAGAGTATAAGTTCCCCAAAGAAACAACAATTTTCTATTAATAGTTGTTTTTTAAAAATTTCACAACTATTTAGTAAAGAACTATAAATTTACAATTCACTTCAAGGAGTTTATTAACATGCCAGCAGAAAATTTTCGTTTTATTTCCCCTGGAGTCCAAGTAGCAGAAATTGATCGCTCTGGAATTCCAGCACAAGCCCCACCAATTGGACCAGCAGTTGTTGGCCGAGCAGTGTACGGCCCCGCAATGACCCCAGTTCGGCTTGAATCAACTGCGGACCTTTACCAAACCTTTGGCGCACCATCACCCGGAGGGCAAGGTGGCGATGTTTGGAGAAATGGAAACCAAGCAGCCCCAACTTACGGGCTTTACGCAGCAGAGGCTTACCTTAGAAACAACGGCCCTGTAACTTTTGTGCGCCTTGCTGGCGAGCAACACCCATCAGCAACAACAGCAGGGCATGCCGGCTGGACAACCCTAACAGCAAGCGGTCTTTTTGTCGCCAACGCTGTTTCCGGAGCCAGTGGCCTAGACCAAATAACCGCTTCTCTTGGTGCAGCATTCTACCTAGCTGACGCCACTGCCCAGCTACAACTTATCAGCACAGCAAATGGGCAAACTACACCCGTTACAGCGGCTGGCACCCTAGTGCAGAACGAATCAACAGATCCAAAGGCGATTGAGTTTACAGCAATCATTAAAAACTACCAAGGCTCAAACCACCTTACAGCAACTTTCAACTTTGATCCAGATTCTGAAAAATACATTCGTAAAGTATTCAACACAAACCCGCACTTTACCAACGACACACTTTACGGCTCAGACACAAGGCTAAACTACTTCCTTGGCGAGACTTTTGAGAGCGCCCTTCAAGAAATAGTTGTAGGAGGCGCCGCAGGTTCAGGCGCCCCAACAACCCTCACAACCGCATCAGCCCATGCTTTTGCTTTCCTTGGCGAACTAAATGGCGCCAGCGCTGATCTAGCAGACCGAGCAAGCGCATCATCCGTTGCTAAGTCAGGCTTCGTGTTTGCGCAAGACCTCACACAAGACACAGGCTCATACCAGCCAAACAGCATGCAGCAACTTTTCCGCTTTGCTGCAACAGATGTTCGTGGTGATTGGGACAACCGAAACATTAAAGTTTCAATTGCAAACATCAAGGCTGCAGTCAACCCAACAGTAGACCCATACGGTACATTTGATGTCTTTGTTCGAAGCGCACAAGATACAGATAACTCACTAAGCATCATTGAGTCGTTTGCCGGCGTAAACCTAAACCCTGCATCACCAGACTACATTGCTCGCAGAATTGGCGACAAGTATCTTTCTTGGGACAATGATGAAAAATACTACGAAGAATACGGAACATACAATAATATCTCTAAATACATTCGTATGGAGATGAATGATGAGGTCGATAACGGAACAGCCAATAGCGCTCTTCTTCCATTTGGTTTCTATGGCCCAGTTCGGACTGAGACACAGGCCGTTGCCGCAACTAATGGTAGCGCAACCCTAGCAGCTAAGTCAATGTATGGCGGTGCTACAGTAACAACCGCTTCTGGCGAGGCCTACTCAGAGACCCTAGCCGCTGGCTTCAACATTCGACTTGAGTTCCAAAGACTTTCACTTCGTGAATCCGGTGCTTACGGTGTTTCAACACCAAGAAAGGCCTTCTACGGCGCCCGCTCACAAGGTACATTTGCACGAAGAGATGGAGGGTACGGCGACTACACAATAAGAATGTCCTCAGACCTAGCAGACCCTTACGGTGGAGCGCTTCCAACCGGTGGCGAGCACTCTTTTGTGTTCACACTTGATGATGTGGCCGGCACAGCAACTGTCCCTGTATACACTTCAGGATCACGAGCAGCAGCGACTTCACTTCGAGGCGCAGGAAGCATCGATACCCTACTAGACGCTGGTATCAACTCTTTCACCATGCCAATGGTTGGTGGAGCAGACGGCTTCGACATTACAGAGCCAGAGCCTTTTGCAAACCGCCTAATCACAGGAACAGATCAAACCTCTTACGAACTTTACTCTGTTCGTAAGGCAATCGATACACTAAGAGATCCAGATGTTGTTGAACATAACGTTGTAGCAGTTCCAGGAGTATCTGCTCCACTAGTTACAGATTACCTTGTCGACATGGCTGAAGAGCGCAGAGACACCCTTGCTCTTATCGACATTGAAAATGACTACAAGTCACGATTTGAACTTACATCTGGCGAGATTGGAACAAACAGAACAACACTACCAAATGTTGACAACGCTGTTTCTTCAATGAAAACAAGAGGTTTTGATACCTCATACGGCGCTGCTTACTACCCCGCAGTTCAAGTTCGTGATAGAGGCACAAACGCCATTCTTTATGTTCCAGCAACAGTGGCTGCAATGGCCGCATTTGGCTACACAGAGAGAGTGTCAGAGCCCTGGTTCGCACCAGCCGGCTTCAACCGAGGGGGCCTCTCAGACGGCTCTTCGGGCATCGTCGCAACAGGCGTCTCTAAGCGTCTTACCTCAAGAGAGAGAGATGATCTTTACGGCGTAAACGTCAACCCAATTGCACAGTTCCCACAAGAGGGCGTTGTTATCTTTGGACAAAAGACACTTCAAGCTAAGCCATCCGCTCTTGACCGAGTAAATGTCCGGCGCTTGCTAATCTTCCTCAAGAAGGAGATTTCAAGAATTGCTAATACAACCCTATTCCAACCAAACGTTCGAGACACTTGGGCAC